TCTCCCGCGAGGCCGCGTTCTGGGCGCAGACGGATGGCGTGTCGTTCTGGCATCTGTACTGGGATTCAGACCGTGGCCCGTTGGACGAACGGCTGGGTACCAAGCCCGGTGAGAAGAAACCGTTAGGGGATATCGGCTGTCAAACGCTGCGGGTGGAGCAGGTCCGTGTGTCGTCGAACGCGACCGCGACCCAGCCCCCGCACTGGGTCATTGTCCGGGAGGTGATCTCACGGCAGGAAGCGGCGTACCGCTATGGCGTAGCAGGGCTAGACGCAGCCAACACGATGATCGCGAACGGCAACGCCGCCGCGTACTCTGGGTCTGAAGGGCTGGGCGCGTGGGTGCTGTCACAGACCACCGTAGGCGAAGGCCAGCGCCTCCGCGACGAGGATGTGACCGAACGCTTCACGCTGTACATGGCCCCGCACCCCGATGTCCTCCCCGAAGGCTTGCAACTGGTGCTGGTTGGCGACGAGGTGGTGTTCGGCCCGAAGCCGCTAATGTGGAACATCATCCCTATCGTGCCGGTGCGGGACGGGTCGAGCGATCCGTCGTACTACCCCCGCCCGGTCATGGAGCAGTGGATCGACCACCAGATGCGGGTCAATGCGCTGCTGTCCAAGTGGATCGAAAACATCCGTGTCAACGCTGGCGGACGGTTCCTGACCCGCCCGAACGCGATTGCCACTGAGACGTTCATGGGTGGCGTCACGTCGATGATCGAAGTCCGTGGCGCTGGCAGCATGAGCGACAGCATCCAGCCCGTGAACGGGTTCAGCGTTGGCGCAGACGTGAAGGAAGCGTTGGCGCTGGAGCAGCGGGCGTTTGAGAACGCGAGCGGGTGGAACCAAGTCAGCCGTGGACAGGCCACCGGCGAATCGGGCCGTGCGATTATTGCCACCCGTGAGCAGTTGGAGCGGGTGTTCTCGCCCGTCGTATCCGCGATTGCCCAAGCGTTTACCGACTTTGCCCGTGCCGCGATTGCTGGCATGGCATGGGGCTATGACGTGCCGCGAGCGTTGGGGACCGTAGGCAAAGGCCGTCCCGATCTCGCCCGTGCCATCTCGTCCAGCGATTTTGACGGGCAGGCCGATGTCAAAGTGGAGAAGGCCAGCATGATGCCGATGCCGCTGGCGTTCCGGATGTATATGCTCGACAACTGGTTGCAGACGGGCGTGATCGACCTCAAGGAATATCGCCGTCGCCAGATGTTTGCCTTGGCATCTAACATTTCTTCGCCAGACGACGATCAGGAAGCGCGAGGAAAGCGGATCGCAGATGCAATCCGCCAGCAGATTGAAGTCCCTGAAATGCGGTGGCAGGACAACGAAGCCATCCACCAAGACATTTTGGAACGGGAAATTATTCTGCAAGACGACTTGGACCCGCAGATCATTGCCACCGCACAGGAGCGATGGACTGCGCTCGCCAATCAGGCAGGACAGAAGCAGGGTGGCCCTCCGGGTGCTGCTCCTGCCGCACCACCGATGCCCGGAGCTGGACCGGAAGGCGGACCTCCCGCCGCCAGCGTGCCAAATATGCCACCGAGCCAGTTGCCGCTCGCCGCCGGAAATCCTCCCATCGGGGTCGCCCCACTAATGCAGCAAGCATTGGCTGGCATCCCCGACGAAGAGGCCGCCGCACGGCAAGCAGACATCTTATCTCGCCAGCAATAGGATCAGATGACCGCTCCAGTTCTTGATATTAACGATGTAATCGCTGAAGCTGCCGCCGCCGCGCTCCCCAACGGCGGAGAGGATACGGCTGCTGCGACCGACGTTTCCGATGTTAAAGACGTCCCAGGAACCGACGCTTCCTCAGATGAGGAATATGTTGTCAATCCTGCGTCGAACGAGGAAAACGTCGCGTCAGAGAACGCGGCATTGCCAGATGGGTATGTGGCCGTCCCGACTCTTTCGGACGGCCTGGCAACCGAGTTCGCGCTGTATGACGAAGGTGGGGAGGTGGAAGTCCCGTCGTTGATGGTGGAGTACAAGGCCAACGGGAAGGTCCGAAAGGACCGCCTCGACCAAGTGGTCAAGCTCGCGCAGTGGGGCGTGTACAACGAGGAGCGGGATCGAAAGGCGCAGGCCATCGAGCAAGAGTATACCCAGTCGCTTGATGCAATACAGCAAATGGAAGCGACGGTAGCCGAGCGTGAAGCGCAGATAGAACGCTTGCTCCAAGACGACGACTTTCTTTTGGCGGTACGCGATGCCTACCTTGCGGAAAACTCTCCTGAAAAGCGAGTAGAGCGAGCAGAGCAGGAGACGCAGAACTTGCGTATCCAGCATCAAATGCAGGATATTACACGAAGCGGCGAAGAGTTCTACAACAAAGAAGTGACGGTAGCCGTCAAGATGATTACTGACGCACTGCCAAACATTTCTGTTGAAGACATTGAAAGCCGTTTGGAGATGGTGATGCAGGCGCACGCGGAAGTTGCCCCGAACGGGCAGCTATATGTTCCGCCGTCACGCTATGACGCCATCCGGGAGTACATCGTCGAGGACTTGGCGGTGTGGGCGCAAATGGTCAACGTGAAACGGTCTCAGCCCGACTCGTCTGCCTCTCAACGGGCAGCGCTACAGTCGGAACTGGACAAGGCACGGATCGAAGCGCAAAAGGCCAAGAACCTTCTTGGAAAGGCCACCAAGCCAACTGGCACCGTGGGCAAGTCTATTGCCCCCAAGGGTGCGCCAATCTCAACCGTTGACGATGCGGTGGATAGTGCGTTGCGATCCGCGTTGGCATCATTTTCTTCATAAGACACTCAGAGGCGTATTATGCCCAATCCGACAGTCATTACCGATGCAGAGCTAACTGGCCTGCTCAAGAACGTGTATTCGCAGTTCCGTGAAAAGGTCCAGAACCTTGTCACCCCGTTCCTCGCCCAGCTCCAGAAGGGCAAAGCTGGTGGCCCCCGCAATATGCGGTGGGGCGGCAACAACGTGTTCTTCGATGTGGTCACGGGCCGTCCGTCCGGTGCCACCTTCTCGCAGGGTGGATACTTCCCGCCTGACACGACCGCGACCGAAGTGCAGGGCAACGTTGGCGTAGTCCGCGCATACACCACCCGTCAGATCGACGGATTGGCGTTCGTGGGCACGCAGAGCAAGGATGCCGCCTTTACGACCATCGCCACCAAGACGATGGAAGAAATCAAGGACGCCTCCAAGCTCCTCATGCAGCAGGCGCTGCACAACAAGCCTGACGGCGTTGTGGCGCTGATCGGCACGGTGACCAGCACGACCGAGATCATCGTGTCCTCGCGCTACGGTTTGGCTGGTGCTGGGCAGGGTTCCCTCCTCCTCTCCGTGGGCGACTACATCGCCGTCCTCGACACGGGCAGCGCCAACGCGGTGCTGGGCCGGGCGTCGATCACCGCGATCACGAACAGCGGCGACAATGCTACCCTGACGCTCAGTGCAGCGGTGACGGGCATGGCGGCGACGGACAAGATCGTGAAGGCGACGGCGAGCGATACGTCGTTCGGCTTTGCGATGAACGGTCTGGTGAACATCACGAACCGTGGCGGCTCCTTTGCTGCCCTGCACGGGATCACCAATTCCATCTGGGACACGACCCGCATGGTGGCGGGAACGGATACGCCGGACGTGAACCAGCCGACCGAATCGGACATCTGGGACTTGATCCAGCGCATCAATGGCCGCTCTGGCAAGGACGCGATGGCCCGTCCGCAGGACTTCTTCATGATGACCACGCCCGGTGTCGGCAAGAAGCTGATGGAGAGCATGGTGTCGCAGCGTCGGTTCACGGCGGGCGAGTTCAGCACCACGATCAAGGGCGGGTACAAGGCGGTCGAGATTTGCGGCGTGAAGTGCTACCTCGACTACTACGTCCCGGCTGGCACCATCTACCTTCTGCACCTCCCGTCGCTGGCATGGGTGGACGCGAAGGACTGGGGCTTCGTGGAGTTTGAGGGTGCTGGCCCGTGGCGCTGGATTCAGGGCCGTGACGCCTTTGAGACGACCGACGGCTGGTACGGCAATCTTGCCTGCTTGGCCCGTAACGCTCACGGGATGATCACTGGCTACACGGACACGATCCGCTACAGCCACGTCTAAGGCACGCGGAGGGTGGGGGCACTTCGGCTCTCACCCTCCAGTGTG